AACGATACCTCCCTCCTGTGCATTTTAATAACCATTGAGAATAAGGCTCTCTACAAGATAGTCTATCGGTTAAATGATGTAAAACATCTCCATCTAGAAAAATAGCTACATGATTTAAACCAGCAGATCCAATAGACATCAATAGTGCGTCACCATTCATAAGTTTTTCATCTGGCCTAAGTTCTCTAAAACCAGTTCTCCATGCACAACTTTCAAATAAAGGATTAAGAACAAACTCTTCAGGTGTTGTAGGTCTATCCCAGTCTTTTAATTCAATGTTCTTTTCTTCTTTATACCAATCCCTTACTAAACTCCAGCAGTCAGTAACACCCCAAACCCAAGGTCTGCCTAGTAAGGGTGGCTCATATCCACATGGTTCGCAGTATCCCCATTGTTCTGTTTTAGGATTAACAATATGCCATGGAAGTTTACTTTGTTCACAGGCTATCTGGTCTGCCTGACTAGGTGCAGGAGGTGTAACGGGGTGGCTATGAACTATGGCCGTTATTTCTCCTGTGTTATCTGCTTTTACATAATCCTCTGGATCGAGAATAAAACATTGATGGCTAGTCATAGACAAGTTTCGGCAAGGAAAATATTTTTCCTTTCCTCGAATATTTAGTAAAAGACCACAGGACTCTTTGGGATCTTCTCGTTGGGCATGAAGTAATGCTTTATATTTCCAACTCATGCTATAAACGTACCAATAGAAGGAAATTCTGTTCTAGTGCATTGTCTTTTAGGTGCTCTTATCCCTGCTAAATCAAATACTGCTGCTAATTCAAATGTAACTACATCTCTATTTTCAGCAGCTTTTCTGTCAATTTTATATATCTCTTGAGGAAACTCTGCTGTAGGATCTGGTGTACCAAACGGGTTTGTATTTCCAGGAAAATTAATTGAATCTAAATAACGTGATAATGTTCTTATTCTTACTACAGTAGCTCCTGTTAAATCATTTCCAGTTGTAACCGCATTTACATTTAAAAGAATTGCTGTCACTGTACCGATTGCGTTACTTATCGTAAGAGTTGGTCTTGGCAATTGTCCTTTTTGAAATGCAAAGCCATCAGCAGTTATAGGCATTTTCACATAAGTATTACCAGCCCAGATAATATCTCCATTGCCTACTCTGTTTGTACCATTATGAAAACGGTATGTTGCTGTCGATCCATGAAGAGTAGAGTCGGTTGTAAGGGTAAATAGTTCAATAACTGCTGACGGGTTTACTTTTTGTAAGTCTGTAACTATAGGAGCAGTGCTCATGGTTCAAATACCTCTCTAAATGTTGTCTGGATCGTTGCTCTATTATTGTATGGTATTGATTTAGACCAAGTTTCGCAAACAAATTTTTGTGCAGCAGCTTCTCCAGGAACAGTAAAATCAAAATTATCGCTGTCGTTTGCACGGGCATCAAGAAAGGTTTCTATTTCATCTGCTTGCGTTTCCGAGACTTCAAAAGTAAAGTTATAAACTTTTGGGTTTTGGTGTTCTGCAAGTCCAAACAATACCCTGTGTTCATAACCATCTGCAAAAACTACTCTACGGGTCTTTGGTGCGGATCTTTTTTGTTGGCCGTATGTGGGTTTTATTGAAGGGAATGTAGCCATTATGCGAGCATACCTCCTGGTCGCTTTTGCTTGATTAATTCCGATTGTATCGCTGCTGAGATCATTCGACCAAGTTCTCTGCCCTGCTCTTCATCTCCTTCAACAGAAGAACCAGAAGCATCTACGTTTACTACAATATTCATTGCTCCCATAGCATGATTTGGAGTTACAACTCCTGTAGCACCTGGACTGAACAACTCTGGTCCTTTTTCTCCTACTAAATAGGTGCTGTTTCTCTTTACTGTTCCTCCACTCGCTACTCTTCTACTAACTCGGCCTCCATCTGGTGAACTTGTAGAACCGCTACCAAGTCCAAGTCCACTAAATATTGAACCAAGTAGCCCACCCCCACCTAGAGTACCTTGCACATTTCCGAACATAGCCATATTGAAAGCTGCGTCTATAAGTTTATTTAGTACGTTGTTAAGCATATCGTTCAATGTGGAAGTGCCACGAATCATACCTTTTATGCCATCGGATATGTCAGTTGCTATTGTCTGAGACATTCTTTCAAACGCTGCTGCTGTTTCATCAGCTAACTGTCTTTCTTTTTGTAGTAATTGTAATTTTTTAAGTTTGTTACGAATTTCAGCTTCATCTTTTATTTCGTCATCTTCTTTTATCTTAGCGATTTCTTGTTCTATCTCAAATTCGTCAGAAGTCATAGTAAAGCTACGTTCCAATAGTTCTATCTCTCTGTCTATATTCTTAACCCTAGCCTTTTGTATTTTTTCAATCATTTTATCGGCTTCAGCTTCAGCATTTTTAATATTAACTTTCTTTTGCAGAGCTATAATTTCATCATTTATTATTTTCCTTGCATCCTCTATATCTTGCAGATTTACTGCACCAAATAGTCCTTTTCCTTTTTCTCTACCTACAGTTTCTAATGTTAAAGCTGTCCTTGCTTTAGGATCTAAAGCATTTGGACCAAAAGGACTCACAATTTGTTGTCTTTTTTCTATTAATTCCTTCATTCTTTTTCCTTCTTGTGTGTCTAGTGTCTGTCCATACGCATCTGCTTGTCCTAATAAAGCTGTGTTTTCCACTGTTGAAGCAAGAAACTTACCAATGCCTGAATATTGAAGAAAATTAGCAAAAGATGTTTTCATAAGTGTCATTATTTTTGCAAAATTATTTCCTAATTCTGTAAACTCATCTCCAAATTTAGTTAACGCATTAACTCCGTCTTGCCCTACTAGCTGTACCATTTTTTGTCTAGCTGCTTCAAAAGCTGCTTCTTCATCTCCTAATTTAGATAAAGTTTGTAGTTGCTTTTCAAATTCTGTACCAGTTATACCTAGAGCAGCAGATATAGCAGTTACGTCTTTCGTAGCACTGTTTAACGCTGCACCTAATTTTCCTATTTCAACTGTGAAATTTTGAATACTTGTTACTACTGCTGTTCCAATAAGACCCCCTGCGAAGCCTCCCATCTGACCCCCTAATTTATCTCCGATTAAACCACCAGTAAAACCACCAGCAGCAGCCAGTGGACCCTGACCGAATAGTAGAGGAAATGCACCACTAATTAACGCACTTGTGAGTCCGCCACCTCTTCCTGCTCCTGCTGGTCCAGGCAATAATTGACCTCCTCTGTAATTAAGCATAGAACTCGGTCCTTGAGGAGTTCGTAATGCCCGATTTAATCTTCTAGCTTCTGCATCAGCAGCCTGTTCAGTTGCTTTTATGTTTTTTAATAGCTGCTTATTTCGTAGTCTTTCCGATCCAACAAGATTTTTATTATTTTCTATACCTCGTAGTCTGGCTTTATTTATTCTGTCCTCAAAAAATGCAGCTTTCTTAGCTGAAGATGCTGTATAACCAGAAATTTGAGGATTTGATGGGTCTACAAAACCTCGAATACTTGGTGTTGTTCCTAATCTCTTTATTCCTCTAGCTTCCGCATTAAGCATTGAAGCACTTGGTAATCCTTTGGGTTGTCTGAGTGCTGTCTGCTGATCTATAACTGCTGCTGTTCTACCACCTAATTTTCCTGCCCTACCTGAGAGTCTTATAAGGTTCATTCCAGCAGACTGAAGGTTTACCTGTTTTACTTTTTCTGCTGTTACTTTCTTTTCAGCAGCTAATTCCTTTTTAGTTTCAAGAACGTGTTGTTTTCCTAGTAGTAATTCTTTTTTAGCTAAATCAAATTGTTTTGCATCAATACTGGTCTCTGCATTTTTTATTTTTAAGTCTGCGTTACCTATATCTTTAATCTGCGATCTTATTTTCTTTATGGAAGTTTCTATACCTAGCTTTTCGTTAGTTAGTCTTATTTGTTGTATCTCTTGTTTTATCTCTTTATCGTTATCGGTTATTGTCTTTTTAGACTGACTCTGCTTTACTTTTCCAACTTTATCTACCTTTACACCTAAATCTTTTAGCTGCTTGTCTAACTTCTTGGTATTTAGTTCTATATTTACTTTGTAATTAGCAGCCACGACTATTTATACTAAATAATTCTATATTAGCGTACCTTGCGAGTCTGAGCTTGTCTTTTTGCTTTTTCGTATGCTTCTTCTTCTCTATCA